TTGTTCATTTGTTTGACTTAGAAGATGTGACAATCATAACAAATGATTCCAAAGAAGATCTATCATTATTTAAGGAAAAAACAACAATTTTGGAGGCAAAATGATGATTTATACGATAACACTGAACCCTTCTATTGATTACATTGTTCACGTTAACCCTTTTCATCTAGGTGAATTAAATAAAATGAACGACGATGCAAAATTTCCTGGTGGAAAAGGCATCAACGTTTCAAGAGTGTTAACGGAATTAGAAAGTGATACAACAGCAATTGGTTTTCTTGGAGGTTTCACAGGTAACTTCATAAATGATTGGTTAAACAAAGATGGGATTCATTCAGATTTCATCTCCATTTCTGATGATACTCGAATCAATATTAAACTTAAATCTGACGTTGAAACCGAAATTAATGGTCGAGGCCCTACTATTACACCATCTGAGGCCAATGAGCTTTTATCAAGGTTAGACAACGTGAATAAAAAGGATACGGTTATCTTATCAGGGAGTAAACCACCATCCTTATCAGCAGATTTTTATGAAGAAATGGTTAAAAAAGTAAAAAAAGCACAAGCAGAATTTGTAATTGATACGACCGGTAAAGATTTAAAAGCAACACTCTCTTATCAACCGCTTTTAGTAAAGCCGAATCGTGAAGAGTTATCCGAGCTATTCCATGTAAGTTTAAATACTATTCAAGATGTAATCCCTTATGGTAAAAAATTACTAGAAATGGGAGCGAAGCATGTCATTGTATCGATGGCAGGTGACGGTGCATTACTATTTACTAATAATGGAATTTATCAAGGATTCAATCCAAAGGGAAACGTAAAAAATTCCGTAGGTGCAGGAGATTCCATGATTGCTGGATTTATCGGTGAATNGCGAATCATCTTTCAATGGTATTATGGTTTAGATTCTACATCCAGCTTGTATCGCCGTGCCCTGGCCTTCCTTCAGACTGCTACATGTTTCTCGCGACCTCAAAACACCAAACACACCATGACCGGAACATGGTTCAATCGAACCCCGATCCGTGATGCCCGGATACTCAGGAGGACGAAGACCTGATAAACCGGAATCAACGACCGAATGAAGGGATGGGATAAGGTGGGTTGATATGAAGCGCAACATAAAAGGCGAGTCTCGAAAGGCACTCGAGATACGGGATACGGAGACATTTGTTTGTTTGTTCCTCGGCTCCGAGCAAACTCCCCGTTCCTAGAGATTCTCGTTGGATACAACAGGAGGCGACGAATAGCCAGCCAGTTGGGCCCGCTGTCAGGCAATCAGTGGATCGTGCCGCTGATTTCATGCCGTCTGTTATTGGACAGTCATGCCTCTCTCCGCGGAGATGCAAAAACTGAACTTATCACTATCCGCAGGCTTCTTCTCCAAAGGGCCATCCTGCCCGAACGGATGCGAATCATCTTTCAATGGTATTATGGTTTAGATTCTACATCCAGCTTGTATCGCCGTGCCCTGGCCTTCCTTCAGACTGCTACATGTTTCTCGCGACCTCAAAACACCAAACACACCATGACCGGAACATGGTTCAATCGAACCCCGATCCGTGATGCCCGGATACTCAGGAGGACGAAGACCTGATAAACCGGAATCAACGACCGAATGAAGGGATGGGATAAGGTGGGTTGATATGAAGCGCAACATAAAAGGCGAGTCTCGAAAGGCACTCGAGATACGGGATACGGAGACANAATCTAGGTATAAAATCATCTATAAGGTTTAGAAAAAATAATAATTATGAAGGTAAATATTCTAAACTTTATTTTGCAGATTTAAATATAGTGGGGCGAGATGTTAATAAGGTTCTGGATATTTTGGACTTTGAGACAGATTTTAGAAATGAAAGAAAACAATATTTATTGAATAAAGAAATAAAAAGAAAACCTAAAGGCTCTATACCCTATTCTCGTAAGTATTTAACTGACTTTGTTAGGAGTTCAAGTAAGTCTAATAAGGAACTTCATGGAAAAGACCAATTAAATTTAGACCCTAAGACTATTAAAGATATTTTAAGGAATGATGAAGACGGGGATTTAACTTTAAGAAGAAAAGTAGAGAACGTATTTAACGAAGACTTATATTTTAATAAAGTAGAAAGTGTTATTTATGAAGGTAAAGAGGAGACATACGATGTGTGTATGCCTGAGACACATAGTTTTATTGCTAATACTATAATAAATCATAATTCTGGAAAAACAGAAATAGCTAGTGGTATTATACAAGAACTTCTACCCTACTTAGAAAAAGGAGAAACAATTACTTTCTTCACACATAGTAAAGAGATATTTCATCAAACAGCAGATAGAATGAAGGAAAGACTAAATATTCCCATAGGTAAAATAGGTGCAGGTTCATTTGACGTAAAACAAGTAAACGTGGTAATGATACCTACAGTTAATGCAAACCTTAAAGACCCAGGTGAGGGTGTAACTTTAACTCAAAAACAAATGATTTATAAGAAGGTTGCCTTACAGATATTACCGAAACTATCTACAACACCTAACAAGAGAACAATGTTATTCTTAATGCTAGAGCAAATGAAAGTTAAAACAAAAGCAGACCAAGCATTTAAAGAAGAACTAACTAAAATATATCAAGAACATAAATCAGACTCAGAATTAATGATGAAGTTAAATACGTATAATGTTAAGTATCAAGAAATTCTTAGAAAGAAAAATGAAAAGAAGTATGATAAGTACTACAAGATGAAAGACTTCTTACAGAGTATTGTATGTTTCATTGGTGATGAGTTCCATCATGCTAAATCTGATACTTGGTATACAAGTTTATTACAATGTGAAAATGCTTTATACAAAATAGGACTAACAGGTTCTATTGACCACAGTGACCCTCTAACAGTACAGAGACTAAAAGCATTATGTGGAGAAATTCTTATTAAAGTATCTAATGATTATTTAATAGAAAGAGGTATATCTGCTAGACCGACAATTAATTCAATACCTATCGCTAACCCAACTGACTTAGAGGAAGAAAATCAGTATCAAGTAGCGTATGAAAAAGGTATTGTAAATAATGAATTTAGAAATACTCTAGTTGCAAAAATAACAGAAAAGTGTTACCATGATAATAAAGGTATTTTAATTATCGTTAATTTCTTACAACATGGTAATAATATATCTGAACTACTAGAAAGTTATGATATTCCACATGAATTTATTTACGGTGACTTAGAAACAGATAAACGTAAACAGTACTTATCTGATATGAAGTCAGGTAAAATTAAAGTTCTTATTGCTACTTCACTTATAGATGAAGGTGTGGATATTTCTGGAATTAATACTTTAATTATTGCAGCAGGAGGAAAATCATTAAGGCAAGTATTACAAAGAATAGGTCGTGCTTTAAGACGTAAGGAAGAAGATAATACAACACAGATATATGACTTTATAGATATGACAAATAAATTCCTCTATAAACATTATTTAGAGAGAAGAAGTATTTATGATAATGAAAATTTTGAAGTAAGGGAAATAAAATAGAAAGTGGTGGGTTAATGTGGATAAACAAGAAGTACTTAAATATTTAAAAGAAAATAGTAAACAAAGATTATTTACTATAAGAACTAAGAAATTATTATCTGAGAAACTAAATGTTTCTATAACTATATTAAATAGTAGATTGAAACAATTAGAAGATGAGAATAAGATTAAAGTAGAAAAGAAGAAACAAGGTTTAGATATTATTATCAATACAGAAGTAGACCTTCAAGATTTTCTCAATACTAATGAAAACATTATAGAATCTGATAGTGATTATGCAAAAGACTTGAGGTCTAGGGTATTTTATAGAAAAGAGAGTAAGAGAACACCTAAAGAACAAGTTGTCTTTGATTCGATTAAAGATGAGGAAAGAAAAATAATTCAAGAGATGAACTTTAGAATGAGATACAGTAGGTTTCCAACTAAAGAAGTCTTTGAAGTATCCTCTGACCCAGAGAAACATTTTAAAACTTATATACTTTCAAAAATATATGATAAGCTTTGTACAATACACTTAAAGGTTAGAAAAAGAAAGTTTAAAGAACAAACAGAGAAAGCAATTAAGAATAATGAATCACCAGAATACATTTCTTCTTTAGAAGCTAAATCTAATTATTATGCAGAACAAGTTGTTAAGTACGAAAGACAACAAACTCTTAATGATGATTTCTTTGGTAACACAACTTATGGTTATTTTTTATACTTATATCATTTATCTTATGAATTAGATATAATTAAATTTATGATAAATGTATTTAGTACGCATAGTTTTATGTTTGAACAAGGTAGAGAAGATATACCTGTACCACAACCTGTAGAGTTTACAGAACAAAGAAAAATAGATAACTACTATAAATATCTGGATACAATTAAAAACCGTATGAATAGCGATAATAGACAACTCACTAACTATACGCAACGAATGAACAGTGAAGTGGAATATAATGAAGATACAATATTACAACAATTAAAACTATTATTAATTAAAGACTATCATCATTTAACTTATGATATTAATACAGTATTTAATGTAGCTATGGACTTAGAAGATTATCAAATGGGTTTAATTGAGCAGAAACAACAACACTTGCTTAATTACTACCAAACGTTTAAAGAAGAAATCGAACAATTTGAACAAGAGGATAAAGAAAAGATAGATAGGTTTGTTAAACTACTAATTATAAATAGTTATGCACCTAAAACAATTACTAATACTTACAGATTATCTATGTTCCCTCTACAAAGAATGTATTTAATTGATTTGATTCTTTCAGAACAAAACAGAGCTTTATCTGTAGCACATCTAAGAAGGATAGGATTAATACGACCTCTTAATAATAATGTCTTAGAGATTGAAGGTTTGACTGACACTGAAGCAGATATACGATTAGGTGCAGACTTTGTAAATGCTTATAATGATATTATAGACTATAATACTTTAAGGATGTTTGGTTACTATACAGGGTTAGATATAGATATGAGAGATATAAAACACATACTAGAAAAATATAATAAAAAACATTTGATTCCATTCACAAAATATGGTATGTTAAACATATAGGAGGGAATACTAAGATGAGTAAAACGATTAAAGATTCTATTTTAAGTAAATCTATTAAAGACATAGGGTTTGCGAAGGATGTTCTTACAACCTTACCTGGTAAGTTATTTACAGATAATGATAACATGAGTACAATATTTACAGTTCTTAAAAGAAATGCTGTAACTAATTCTGAACCTTTATCTCAACAAGCATTATCAGCTAAGATTGAAGAATTATTAGATAGAAGTAAAAAAGACCCTGAAGAAGTAACACAAACAATTCAATATTTAGATGGATTATATAATGTTGAAGTAGATACTCAAGATAAAGGACTAAACAAAGAAATAGAAAGATATGTTAAAACAGAGCTATCTAAAAATGCTTTAGCTAAATTCTTATCTGAAAATAAACAAGAAGACTCGGAGAATTTGAACGAACTTATAGATGAGTTGAAACAAATAGATATTAAAGATATAGCAGGAACAAATGGTTCTTTTATTGACTTCTTTAATGATGTAGATAAAAAACGTGAACTCTTAAATACAATTAACCAAAACAAATTCTCTACAGGTTATCATGCTTTAGATAGAGAAATTGAAGGTGGTATTGCAAGAGGAGAAGTTGGAGTATTTATTGCACCTACAGGTAAAGGTAAATCTTTCTTCGCCTCTAACTTAGCAAGAAATTATGTTAAGCAAGGACTTAATGTTTTATATGTAGCCTTAGAGGAATTAGAAAACAGATTAGTACTAAGAGCAGAGCAACAATTTGCTGGTATAAATAAGAAAACTTTAATGAATTCTGAGATGCAATTAAACGAAGACTTATTTGAAGGTATTCAAAGTATCTATAAAAGAGATGGGCATATGTTTGGTGACTACTATATTGCTAAATATCAACCTAATGAACTTTCAATTGGTAATTTGGAACAATTGATTATAGATACAACAATTAAAAAAGGTAAAAATATAGATGTAGTTGTTATTGACTATCCTAAACTTATGAGAAACCAATTTGATAGATACTACGATATAAGTGAGTCAGGTGGTAAGATGTTTGAAGAAATACGAAGTCTAGCACAAAAATATGATTTTGTATGTTGGACACTAGCTCAAACAAATAGAACTGCATATAGTGCGGAGGTAATTACAAGTGAACATGTAGAAGGTTCTAGGAAGATACTTAACACTGTAGAAGTAGCTTTAGTTCTTAATCAAACAAGTGAAGAATTTAAATCTGGATTTATGAGACTTTACCTAGATAAAGTTCGTAATGGTACAAGAACAGGAGACCCGTTCGTACATCTGAAAGTAGAACCAGAGAAAATGAGAATTAGAGATGAGACTGAAGATGAATTAATTGAACATAAATCTTTAATTAATGACTCAGAAAGCAAACCGAATAACAGTAAATTTGAGAAGACTGAAAATAAAAGAGAAACTTTAAATAATAAATTCGGAGGTATGTCCATTGGATGAATTTAAAAAGGTTTATAAAAAAGCAAGACGTATATTCACAAGACACAAAGCAACATGGGAAGATAAAGGAAGTATTAAAGCTTTTTATTTAAAAGGAACAAGTATAGGAGTAATTGACTTAGATGAGTCAGCTAAACTACAAGGTAAAGAGGAAAATCCTTCAGGTTATAGATACAATGTCATGTCTGATAAAAAACCTGCAATACCTTGTAATTCTCTAGAAGAAGTACTAGAAGCTATAGAAATAAAATTAAAAGAAAAATAATTTAAACTACCTATTGACTTAGGTAGTTTTTTATTATATAATGATATTATAAACAAAAAAAGGAGAGAATTATAATGAGAAATTTTGACCCAATAATTAACTTTAGATTTTTTAATAATAGTAAACCAGAAGGATATGTAATATTTTTAACAAGTGAGACAGAAACTAAAGGGATGACAATTGAAGTAGCAAGTCCAGAAGATAGAGTGTTTGAGTTAGAATATAAACCAAATACAATTATTTTGACAGATAACAATAATAAAATAACTACTTATGTAAATGATGTAGATACTTCATCTGACGAACTAGAAAAACATATACACAAACTTGTTGAAGAAGATTTGGAGGATGAGTAATGAAATTTATATTTTTTACTGATAGTCATTTTCATTTATTTACAAACTATGCAAAACCTGATGAAGGTTATGTAAATGATAGATTTAAAGAGCAAATAGAATCATTACAGAAAGTGTTTGATATTGCTAGAGAAGAGAAAGCTAAAGTTATTTTTGGTGGAGACCTATTTCATAAACGTAACTCGGTAGATACTAGAGTGTACAATAAGGTATTTGAAACATTTGCTAATAATCAAGATATTAAGGTTTATATGGTTAGAGGAAATCATGATGCTGTAAGTAACTCATTATATACTGATTCAAGTATAGATATATTTGAAACGTTACCTAATGTAGAGGTAACTAAAACTTTAAGAAGTGAACCTTTAAGTTCAAAAGTACAGTTAACGATGTGTGCCTATGGAGATGAAACAGAAGAAATTAAAGAATTTATTAAGGATAGCTATCAAGAAGGTAAAGTAAATGTTCTAGTAGGACACTTAGGTGTGGAGGGTTCTATTACAGGTAAGGGTTCACACAGACTAGAGGGTGCTTTTGGTTATCAAGACCTATTACCTGATAACTATAATTTTATTCTACTAGGTCACTATCATAGAAGACAATATTTCAAGAACCCAAACCATTTGTACGGAGGCTCTTTACTACAGCAATCATTCTCTGATGAACAAGAAGCTAATGGTGTACATTTAATTGACACAGACAAGTTAACTACTGAATTTATACCTTTAGATACACGTAAATTCATTACAATACAAGGAGACAATATTCCTGATAACTTTGACCAACTCATAGATGAAAATAATTTTATCAGATTTATAGGTACTGCCAACCATGCTAAGGTTTTAGAAATGGATGAGAGTATGAAAGACAAAAATATTGAAGTACAAGTTAAAAAGGAGTATACTGTAGAAAAACGTATTGATAGTGATGTATCAGATGACCCATTAACAATTGCAGAAGCATATGCTAAACAGTTTACACCAGAAGCTGAAAAAGAGCTAATAGAGTGCCT